CAGGATATGAAGGAAGAGATTTCTTGCATTGGCGTGATCTTTGTCATCTACCTACCGTTTTGGAGTCTGATGTCATATATGATACGTCTGATGCCGTTCATAAAGAACGTGTCGTACGCACGTGCACTAATCTTGGTTGTTATAACTGTACCATTGAGTTCGTCTCTAACGAACTGGCAATTATACTGTCTATGTATACTGCACGTTGTAATTACTATTTACCTAAGTTATATGGCTTTGAACTTAGCTGTGGCAAGACCACCTATATACCACCCATCGGGGAGAATACTACCGATTTCACAGATATTCTTTCACATATGGGATCTTATATTAAGGATACAACGCGTGTTTATTACAAAAGCCTTGATAGGTTTCTCCAAGCCAACTTTGGTTGGGCTACTGCTTCTTCTTTTCCCGATGTTCGGGGGGTCCTTGGAGGGATTATATCATCTGCAAATGTTGACCTTGTATCCTATCTTTGTTTTTGCCTTTTGCTTATTTTTGTACGACATATTTTCTTTGGTTTTATACCCGCCGAACTCGGTATTATGCTTTTACCGGTCGGATTTGTCTGCAATCTTTTACCATATGCAGTCCCTTTCTCTATTTTTACCCATTTCATTCAGAATGGCAGTTATAACAACCCAAGAGGTGGATTATCTGTCATACAGTGGTTACTCAATATTTTCCAGTTGTCACTCATTGTTTTCACAGTTTGTGCACCTTGGAACAGTAATATCGTTGATTTACGTACTTTCTATACTGTATTGGGCTTTGTCTCCTATTTGTATTATATGGATGTCTTTAATTTATCATTGCTTTTTAATTATCCTTCGAGGTATTTTAAGGCCTTTGGTATTTGTGTGGTATTGTCTTTGTACGCTTTTCTTTCACCTAAGGTTTTGGGTTTCTGGATTGTTTTACCACTTGTCGTTATTGCTCTTTATAATTACATCCGTAGGGAAAAATTGGAAATTACCGTTGCTATCAGTAGCGCTGGTGATGTTCTTCACCCCTTGCAAGGCGGACCGAGAAAGTCTGTTACAAGAGTTGGAGAAGTCACCTTCAGAGCGTGGCTCTTTACTACCGTACTTAGTTGTTCTTGGGCTACTTATGCTGGCTCAGTTATATCCTTCCCGTTTTTGGAGTCATGGATACCAAAGATGCCGTCTCTCGTATATACATTGGAAGCAGCTCTTAAAGGCTCTACTTATATGCGAGTCGACCATGTTAAGAGCGTGTGCAAGCTTTTTAACGCTAAGGGTGATTACAGGGGTACCGTCACTAATCATGGAGGTGTTATGTCTACAGCTTACCATAACTTTCAGGATAGTAGTGATCCCCATGTTGGTTATTATGTTGTTGTTGGAGATAACAATTATCCAGTTAGTATACTCTATCACAAAAACGATAAATGTTTCCTTAGACCTCTCGGGCTTCCTTATAAGTTGTTTCCATCTATACCGATGTCTACATTGGCTAACGAAAAGTCCAAATTTGCTGGTAATCAAGAACAAGCTTATATTGTTTCTTACCCAGCTGATTTTCCCATGGGGGTTATATCAAGCGGTTCTTATGACACTGACTTCCATTGGGCTTTTACTAAGCCTGGGTCTTCTGGAGCATGTCTCATTGTTTGTAATAAAGCTGTGGGTATTCATGTGGGTGGGTCTAATACTGAAAACAGCCACGAGCTTTTTGAGGATGTTGATCTCTTATTAAGTTCTGGAAAAGTTCCCGAGTCTGTGCCTGTTCCTAAACCTAG